ATACTTTACATGATCTTTCTGCTAGACTAATTGGTTTCCAAAAAAGGAATTATTTGAGCAATCTAATTATAGATGATGTAAGCCAATTAAAATTTTATAAAGGATTTATACAAGAAAAAGGAACAAAAAATTCTTTAAGCAAACTTTTTGAACCGCTAAGTGCTCAAGGAGAGGAAAGTTTAGAATTTTTTGAAGAATGGGCTGTGCGAAGTGGAGTATATGGTGCTTCTGAAGATATAAAACAAATAGAAATACCACTTCCTGATACTAAGATGATCGAAAGTCCACAACCTGTTCTATTTACAGATAATTTGCCAGCAGAAAAATTCGATAACATATACAGAGTTTTGCCATCAGATCTTTTAGATAAACCTTTAGATTATACTAGTAATGTATTTCCTATATTACAAAACACAGCCGAATTTATTAAATCATCTGGGTATGTAGATGAAGATGATATTGATTTTGAAGCAGCAAGTGTTAATGATTTAGCTTTAGGAAATGTAAATGTTTTTAGACTAGGTGGTTATTTACATTTGACTAATCAAGATAACAGTGATTGGACTGTATATCAGCATGTTGAAACAAATCTTAAAGCTACAGTATTGACCGAAGCAACTACACTAGACACCCAAGGTAGATTAATATATGAACTGCAAGTAGACCAGTGGGTAGGAAATAATCTTCAAATTGGAGACATGGTTGCCGTCCGAGGAGCAACTGAATTTAATTTTAACGGGTTTTATAAAATTATTGATGTTAATCTAAATAAATTAAGTATCAAAGTTCCAATTGATAATGACATAAACGGTTTTGAAAATCAAAATTTAATCGTTACAAAATTACGTAAAGTAAGAATACAAAATACCAGTGAAGCAAATGCAATAGTAGATCAAAATATCTACGATAATCAAAAATTATGGGTAGATAACATAGATTCAAATTGGCAAGTTTTACAAAATCAAAAAGTATATTCTTTTTTACATCAATATGATAATCCTAGTGATTGGGACAGTACTCAACAAAAATTTACAGATTCCATGACAGCTACAGATGATAACAGAAATTTGTTTGTATCATCAGCAGGCGATGATAGCGGAAAAGTTTTTGTATACAAAAGGACAAATGAAAATGCAAACTTGCAGTTGCAACAAGTATTATCTTTTGATGAAATTTCAGATTGGAAGCCATTAACAGATTACAAAAATGGTGCAAGAGTAAGATATGATAACAAATATTATCTACTTAATTTGACATTGACACCTGAAGAAACGTATACTAGTGAAGAAACATTCAATAGTTTCAAATGGACAGAAATTGATTCTCCTAGTGGTTATATAGATATTTTTGATCAATTTGGAGCAAGCATCGATGTAAGTAGCGACGGTGAATACCTAGCAGTAGGTGTTCCAAATGCATCTGGTGTTAAAACAAAATATCTAGGTAATTTCAATCCAGATATAGAATATACAAAACATGATATTGTAAAATTTAGAGAAAGCTTTTGGCAAGCAAATTTAACTGTTTTCCCTCAGATAGGTACGCAGCCATTTTCTACTTTTGATAGTTATATCGATCTAACATCAAGAGATGACACAGACAGCACAAATTTACAACTTTTAGTTGCAGGAAAATTTGGCTTGCCAACCGGAAACATAGATCATATGTTAATACGTGCTCCTATAGATATGTATATAGGAACAAAAGGTAGAGTTGACGGGCAAGCAGGCGACAAAATTAATTTATCATGGAACAGAGTAAGCTATGCATTTCCTACACTTGATAGATATTTGCCTTTTGATAATCAGATACCAGAAATTACACCAGAATTTTTATCGCAAGAACACGAAATTATAGAAAAAATAGATGCAATTCTATACGTAGATACCTATGTTAGTTTACCTACAGTAGGAGAAATTATAGAAACTGATACAGGATCAGGAGAAGTTTTTTACATAGCAAGTTTTAGAGATAGTGCTGTAATATATTTGAAAAATATTAATGGTATTATAGATATTACTGGAGAATTATTTGCTCTTAATACCGGTAACTTTATAGGTTTTTATACTCAAGAATCGACCTATGCAACTACTCCGTCTGTAGGAGGGTTCTGGTATATTAATACAGCTGAATTTGACGAAGCAGGTAATTTAACATCTGGATTTACATATACAAACAATGGTAGATATCTAGATATAGGCAGAGGATTAGTGTATGCAGATATTAGACCAAGCAGTAATAATGATGCAGACAGACCTTTTACATATTATAATATACAAACTACAGTAGATGATATAGGCAACTTTGTTTTAGATAAAAACCGCGTTAGTTTTTTAACACATCTAAGCTACAGAGGCGATATTGTTGACGAAGAAAGTAACTTATGGGTATTGCGAGTTGGAAAAACCTACAGCGATTTATTGAATAGTCAAGGAGCATTAGTAGGACAAGGCAACGAAAATAACAAAGTTTTAAAATTGAAATTTTTTGAAAATGAATCTTTTGTAAACAATATTAATTCAAAAGGTTATAATATCGATGAATTAAATGGTGAAAATAAATTATATGATATTTGGGACGGATACATAGACTTTTCATTTACAGAATTTGACTTTGTCGGTAATCCATTTGAACCTGTTGTAGGAGATATAATACAAGATGTGCAGATTCCTAGAGACGGAGCCGGAGGTCTTGCTCTAACTAGTAGAAGCACTAGTACAGCTGAAATAGTCAGCTATAGAAAAGAATTTAATTCAGTTCGTGTATACTTAAAAATATTGACTGGTACATGGGAAGAATTGAATAATATTGGTAGATTCCAAATACGAAGACTAGCAAATGAGGCAGTTAGAGGTCCTGGCGATGTAGATCGTGTAATGGGCACTGTAGAGGATGTAGACAACGATATATTATTAGGAACTAACAAAGTAGGAAAATTATTAGTATTTGAGAAAAACGGTGAAGATCCTGCTGACGTATTTACAGCAGTAGATAATGCAGAAATTTTAGAAGCAGAATATTACTTCTTTGATGAAACCACAGAAGGCGGCATTGCTAGAGCAGCAAATGCCCCTAATAGTTTGAACAAGGACTGGTCTCAAATATATAATATTCCAGCAAATATTAGGGGAACTTCGAGTGGATTGGTCAACGAAGGCGTTGTAGTCATTTATAGACGACAGCCTAATGGTATATACGAATTTGACAATATCTTAACCAGCCAGTATAAACAAAATGAAAGAAAATTCGGTGATCAGGTTAAAATTAGAAAATTTGGAAATACCTATCATCTATTAGTTGGATCTAAAGGAGATTTAAATTCTTCTACAAGGTTTGACCCTGGTAGCATAGAAGTCTTTACTCATGGCCCAACTGATAATGAAAGATTTAAAGGAGAATATCAAGCCACTGTATACCAAGAAGGTGACATTGTTTTATATAAAGATAAATTTTACGTTGCAAACAAAGATACAGACGAAGGTATACAATTAAATATTTTAAATCCTGTTGTTTGGAATAATATTAGTTGGAGATACGGTGTAGACGAAAATTATAGAGGAAACTGGGATAACACATATGGTTATGCAGTAGGGTCTATAGTTTTATATAATAATTTGTTCTATGTAGCTAGAACAAATATTGCAGCAGGAACAGCGTTTTCTGAAAGTTTATGGGAACAAATTTCAAGTAACATAGATTATTTAGGATACTTACCCAACTTGACTGGTAATAATCTATTAGGCGAAGATGTTTTCGACCCAAGTGAAAATATAATTGAATTTAGTGAAAGTTTCGATGTAAGTGAAAATGGAGAAGTGTTAGTTGTGACTGCGCTTCTAGAATCTTCTGATAGTACAACTAACAAAAAAATAGCAATCTATAGAAAAGAAGATAACAAATATAAATTGTACGAAACTATTTCAGCACCTTTAAGCGGATTTGAATTACAAGATCACGATTTAGATAAATTTGAAACAGATGTAGACGGCAACTGGATTTATAGAGATGCAGAAGGCGAAATTGCTACACCGCTTACAGGTACTAGAACATTAAATCCAAATGCTACTCCTGATATTTTTATAGATAAAACAAATTGGGCACACAAAGTAGCTATAAGTCCTGATGGAAAGCAAATAGTAATAAGTGTGTTAAATGATAACACAAAAAAATATAGACAAGGGGCGGTGTTAGTATACAATCAGAATAACGGATCTTTCTCTGCACAACAGCCACAAGTTTTATATAGCCCACAAGGAGAAGTTGCAGAAAACTTTGGATACGAAATTGGTTTTACTAATGAAAATTTATTAATAACAAGTATAAATGGTGACCAAACGATTCCAACTACATTTGATTTTTATACAAATAGAGATCCAAACTCCGAAGAAAAATACGGAAGTAAGTTTGTAAACGATCCATCGAGCAGTTTAGCTGAAAAACCAACTTCGTTTGACCTTGGATTCACAGAATTTAGAAATATTAAAGTAGATACCGGTGTTGTATATGTTTATGAAAACCTAAATGGCTCTTATATATACAGCGAGAAGTTTAGATTTGATAACACTACAGCAGAATTTGGACGCAATTTACTTGCAAAAAATAATCACGTTTATGTAGGCATTCCATTTTATAGTTTAGAAACTGAAAAAGGTATTCTAGTAGATTACAGAAAACCAAAAGGAAAAAAAGCATGGAATACTTACAAACAAATTGTTCCTCCAGTAGATTTAGAATTGATAGAAGGAGTGTATCTATATAATACAAAGGAAAATAGGATTATTTCTTATGTTGATTATATAGATCCAATTCAAGGAAAAATAGCAGGAGTTGCAGAAGCAAACATAACATACAAAACTGATAAAGATCCTGCATATTATAATGTTGGCAGCACTACTGAACGAGAGTTTGATTTAGACCAAACATGGTTTGACGAATACGTAGGACAAGTTTGGTGGGATATAAGCACTGCAAGATTTGATTATCCATATCAAGGAACAATTCTTGAACAAAAGAACACATGGTCAAAATTAACTGAAGGAGCATCTATAGATGTTTATGAATGGATAGAAACTGATTACTTACCAAGTCAATATTCAAAACTTGCAGACACAGACGAAGGAATTAAGATTGGTATTAGCGGTCAACCTCTCTACGGAGACAGTAAATTTAGCTCTAAATTAATTTATGACGAAGTAGCAAGGGTTTTCTCTACTAAGTATTACTTTTGGGTAAGAAATAAAAGAACTATACCTCCAATTAAAAATAGAACAGTAAGTATTTTTGACATCGAGTCTTTAATACGAACACCTAGAGAAACTGGATATAGATATATTAGTTTCACTGGTCAAAACAGAATAATTTTAAACAATTTTGATAATTTAATATTGAGTAATGATGTTGTTCTTAATATCAAATATAAATCCAATCCTACGAAAGATTCAAATGAACATATTGAGTTCAAATTATTATCAGAAGGAGATAGTAACTCTAAATTAGATAAAGATATTGAGCGTAAATGGTTTGATAGCTTAATAGGATTTGATACAAATAATAGGCCTGTTCCTGATATTAATTTACCAAGAAAACAAAAGTATGGTATATTAAACCAGCCTAGACAATCTATGTTTGTGAATAGAATAGAAGCACTAAAGCAAACAATAGAAAGAATAAATTTGAAGTTTGAAGAGCTACTAATAGTTGATGATTACGATATTTCTAATTTACTAATGACTGATAAAGCTCCTAGTATAGTATCAAGAGAATATGATATAACTGTAGATACTTTTGAAGAATTAGAGTTTGTAAGCACTAACAATGTTACACAAGCACAATTACAGCCAATTATTTCAAATGGAAAAATAATAAGAGTCGATATAACCTCACCTGGTAGAGGATATAAAGTTCCACCTTCTTTAGAATTACGTGGCAAAGGAACAGGTGCGCAAATAGAACTTACAATTAATAGTTTAGGCAATGTTACGGCTGCTAAAATTGTTTCTCAAGGATCTGGTTATGGTCCCGATACAAGTATCACTGTACGTAGGTTTAGTGTACTTGTACAATCAGATTCTACTGCAAATAATATATGGAGTGTATACGGATACAATGAAATACAAAAAAATTGGTTCCGTCGTCTAAGTCAAGGATTTGATGTGACAAAATATTGGGAGTACAAAGATTGGTATGCACCAGGATATAATCAATTTACAAATGTAAATTACGAAATTGATGCTTCCTATCAATTACAAACAATCAATCCAGAATTTAATAGTGTAGTTAAAATTAAAAATATTGGCGGATCAGGATGGTTGCTATTAAAAAGAATTGGTTCTAGTAATAGTGAAGATTATTCTATAGATTATGAAACAATAGGACGAGAAAAAGGAACTATAGAATTTTTGTCTAATTTGTATGATAATGTAACTACAACAGTTGGATACGATAACAGAAGTTTCGACAGTGTGCTATTTGACAACAATCCTGCTAGAGAATTAAGAATAATATTTGAAACATTAAGAGATAACATATTTGTAAATAATCTTGCTTATGAATATACAAATCTATTCTTCTGCGGTTTGCGTTATGCAGTAGCTGAACAATCTACAATAGACTGGGCATTTAAGACTAGTTTTATTAAAATAAATCATAATGTAGGAGATTTAGACCAGCCTGCAACATTTAGGAATGATAATTTATTGTATTTTAGAGATTATGTAGAAGAAGTAAAACCTTATAGCAGTAAAATACGGGAGTTTGTTACAAAACATAATAGAATAGAACCTACAAATACGGCAGTTACAGACTTTGACGCCGGACCATTTTATAACAACGTCACTGACCAAATAGAAACACTTAAATCTACAGTAAGTCAAAATACACTTATAAAAGTTGACAATGTTCTAGATGAATATCCTCGCAAATTCTTCTTAGATAATATTGGCGCTCAAATATCTGAAATAAAAATAAAAAATGCTGGATCTGGCTATATATTCCCACCCAAAGTTATTATTGAAGATAATAATTCTGGAGCAGAAGCAGAAGCGTTTATTGGATATGGTAAAGTTACAAAAATTATAGTCCGTAATCCAGGCGGCATGTTTATAAATCCTCCTAAGATTAGACTAGAAGGAGCACAAACTGATGATGGTGAAACTGCAACTGCATTTGCAATCTTAGGAAAAAGTTTAGTTAGAACACCTAGTATAAGGGTAAAGTTTGATAGAGTTTCTGGAGATTACTTTGTTGAAGATTTGTTCCTAAGCGAAACCTTCACAAGTTCGGGTATTGATGTTAATTTTGATCTTAAATGGCCGTTAGATTTAAATAAAAATAAAATCAAAGTATTTGTAAATAATCAAGAAATGTTGCGAAGCACTTATACTGCTAGTAACATTGAAAAAGTAAAAGATTATACTTACCAGCAAGGCAGAATTACATTTGTCACACCGCCTGTATCAACTGCTGTAGTCAGGATAGAATATTATAAACCATTAAGTTTATTAGATGCTGCAGATAGAATAAAATTTGCATACAATCCTGCAGACAATATGTTCGGTAAAGACCTAAATCAATTGATGACAGGCATAGATTATGGCGGCGTTGAAGTTAAGAGTTTTGATTTCGGCGGACCTAGCGGCTGGGATAGTCAGCCGTGGTACACAGATGCGTGGGACATATATGAAAATACTTTTGAGGATGAAATTTTTGTATCTGATGGCTCTACAATTGCTGTAGAACTCAGAAACCCTCTTGAAAAAGATATAGTTTATAATTTATATAAAAACGGTGTAAGAATAGACGATCCTAATTTTGATGAAGGTACATATACAAATTCTTATGCAATAGTTAATAGCATTACAGGTGATGGTACAACTACAATTATCGAAACACAAAATTTAGGAATAACTCTAAATGACGGAGACATTTTAATTGTAAGGAAAATTACAAGTGACGGTAGTGTCGTTCCTGATCTAGACAGTTATGATAGTGCTTTACAAGGTGGAGATTTAGCATATACTACAGCAGCAGGTATAAATGCAGAAGAAATAATTACAGACGGTGATTTGTTTGTTTCTACTTCTAGAGCAAAAACAGAAGAATTAGTGCCAGGATCTGTATTTGACACATTAGATTTAAAAGTTTATACAAGAAAATCTGGTAATCAAGGATTAATAATTTGTAAAAACTTTAGAATACCACCAAATACCGAAACCTTTACTTACAATTTTGATATACTACCAGGAACCATAGATAGTATACTTGTAAAATATGATGGCAGATTATTAGATAAATCAGAATTCAATGTAAACTGGACAGCAAAACAGTTGACGTTGGATGTTGAACCTCAAAAAACTCTATCTATTGTACTGCAAGAAGAAACAACTTCTACCAATATAATAGACAGTGGCGAATTACTGATAACACAGCAAGAGCAATATGATTTTGTTATAGATTACGAATACAATGACAACATTGCTCTAAGTGTTACTCTAAATGGTGATGTACAAGAAATAAATCTATTTAATTATTCAACAGTTGTTGAAGACGACAATAGAATAGCATTTAGACTTACTGAGCCAGCAACACTTGGCCAAACATTAAATTACACAATATTATCAGATAACCAAACTGTTAATTACAGTCAAATTGTTACTGACGAATTTGTAGCAACAAGCGGTCAACAAACATTTACATTAGGACAAGCGCCGTTTTATGCACTTCCTACAGAACATAATACTATTGTTAGAGTTGATCAAAAAGTTCTTAACAGCGGGTATAGTAAGAAATTTGTTATACCTGAAAACAACCAAAGAGAATATCAGTTAGAATTATTCCAACAGCCAGCAGGATCGTTAGATGCGCAAACTATGTTAGTCTTCTTAAACGGAGAACAAATTTTTACACCAACAGAATGGCGTTTAGATATTTCTAATAGTTCTATCATATTAGGAGACGAGTATGGACAACCAGGGGACACGATTGAAATTTACAATATAGCAGAGAGTGAATACACTATTAGTGGAAACCAAATTACACTTAAAGATATTCCTAGCAATAATGCAACCATTTATGTTACACAATTTAGTAACCACAATTTAAAAGAAATAGAAAAAATACAATATGATGTGGTAAAAAGAGAAACACTTATTACCGATACCGAATTAAGCACGTATCTTAGACTAACTGCAGGCGAAATACAATTAAGAGCTCCTGCTATTGATGCACAATATGTTTGGGTTAACAAAAATGGAGAGTTATTAACACCTAGTGTGGATTATTTTATTACTGATGACAGAATGAGATTAAGACTAGTAAATATTCCTAACGAAAATGATACGATAGAAATAATTCATTTTACAGCAGATCTTACAGTAGAAGGATTCGCATATAGACAGTTTAAAGATGTTCTTAACAGAACACACTACAAGAGATTAGATGCACATTCTACAGTATTAGCCCAAGATTTGGCATATAACGACCTTAGAATAGAAGTGCAAAACGGAGAAGATTTACCAACACCTGATAAAGGAAAAAATCTTCCAGGAATTATTTTTATTAATGGCGAAAGAATAGAATATTTTGTCAAAGAACAAAATACATTGCGCCAGATAAGAAGAGGTACACTAGGTACAGGTGTGCCAGAAGTTCATGTTGCTGGCCAAAAAGTGTTTAATCAAAATAAAGATAAAACTGTGCCTTACAAAGATCAAAATTTAGTTGCAAATTTAACTGCGGATGGAGTAAGCACTACGTTTACAATAGGATACAATATAGATAGTATTAATGAAATTGAAGTATTTGCTGCTGGCAAACGTTTAAGGAAAAATGAAATAGCTGTATTTGATCAAACAAAAGCTTTAACTAGTCCTGAAGGAGACATAATTTTACCAGCAGAATTTAGTGTTGATACAGTTAATAACACAATAACGTTGTTGAATGTTTCACAAGAAAATTCAAGAATTACAGTAATAAAAAGACAAGGACAAGTATGGACTAAAGACAATGAAATGCTAGGAAATTCACAAAATTCAATAGCAAGATTCTTACGTGCTGGTACATATGAACAACCTTAATAAATACAGTATAGGATAATTTGGATAGTATAATGCAAGAAAATCATGGAATATTAGTACAAGGTCATATTAAAATATTTGACCCAACTTCCCAAGAAGTTTATGTGAATAAAAGGAATGCAATCCATTATGAAAACATGAGTATTGCATTAGCTGAAAGCCTTGCAAATGCAGGTGAAGGATTTATATACGAGATGAGTTTTGGTAATGGCGGAACAAACATTGATCCTACAGGCATAATTACTTACCTTACTCCTAATTCTACAGGAACAAATGCAGCACTTTACAATCAAACTTATACTAAAGTTGTAGATGATTCTAGTGTAAACAATACAGATCCTACAAGAAATAAAATTGAAACAAGACATTTAAGCGGTACAAACTATACTGATATTCTTGTAAGCTGTTTATTAGACTACGGAGAACCAGACGGACAACAAGCTTTCGATACAGCAAGCAACACAAATGATGTTTATGTATTTGATGAATTAGGTTTGAAAAGTTATAGTCCTGATGGCACTGGCAGACTGATTACTCATGTTATTTTCCATCCTGTGCAAAAGTCACTTAACCGCTTGATACAAATTGATTACACAGTTAGAGTACAGAGTTTGACAGGATAAAAATATGGCATACCAAATTAGTTATACAGATGTTGTAAACAAAGGAACAATTATAGTAGAAGATGCTACTCTAAATGATGAGACTAGCTTAACTATACCTGGACGTAATGTTACTTCATATGGACAAGCTATTGCAGAAAACTTTTTACACCTATTAGAAAATTTTGCAAATAGTAGTGCTCCGGAGCGTCCAGTAGAAGGACAGCTTTGGTATGATAGTTCTGAAAGTGTAAATCAACTGAAAGTTTATGACGGTACAACCTGGACAGCCAGTGGAGGACTTAAAAAATCTCCTTCACAACCAGAAGTATCTAACAGTATAGCAGGCGATTTGTGGGTAAACACAGAAAGTCAGCAATTATATTTGTTCACAGGTACAGGATGGGTTTTAGTTGGTCCAGAATTTAGTGATGGACTTTTAACAGGAACTCAATCTGAAAACATTATAGGATCAAATGATAGTGTTTATTCAGTATTGACTGTAAAAATTAAAGATAAACCTGCAATAATTATATCAGACAGCGATTTTGTTCCTAAAACAGTAATTCCGGGTTTTAGACAAGGTATAAAGGCAGGTATGAATATTACAAATCAGCCTTTAGTTAATGACACTTTAAAATATAATGGCATAGCTGAAAAAGCAGAGGCACTTATTGTGGGTGAAGAAGTTGTGCCTGCAATAAATTTCCTTAGAGGAAATGCCCAAAGCCAAACAAGTTTTCCTTTGATAGTAAAAAATGATGAAGGTTTATCAGTAGGTTCGGGAAATCAATTAAAGATTGCTGTAGAAAATGAAGCAGTAATTTTGCAACAAAACATTGTAGGGTCTAATATTGACTTTAGATTAAAAACATCTACTGGATTACCTACGGTGATGCGACTAGATTCTGAGGGCTTTGTTGGAATTAATACCACTGCCCCTGAAACAGAATTAGATGTAAAAGGCGACATTACAATAGCACCTAGAGAAGGTAAGCCTGAATCCGGTATACTGAACGTAACTAGTGCTAATAATAGCACAAGCATAAACAGCGGTTCTATAATAACCAGCGGCGGCGCCGGCATTGCTTTAGATTTATATGTTGGCGGCAATGTAGACATAGGAGGAATATTACAAACAGGAAATATTGCTCCTGATTCATCTGGCACAAGAAATGTAGGAACAACAAATAATAAGTATGATCAAATTTTTGCCAATACTTTTATAGGTAATGTACAAGGTAATGTGAGTGGTACAGTCACTGGTCGGGCAGGTTCTGCAGATAGACTATCAAGTGCAACTACATTTTCTGTATCAGGCGATGTAGAAAATAATAGTTTTGAATTTGATGGTCAAACAGGCGGCACTAGTAAAACTTTCAATATACAGGTTGCCAACAGTTTTATTGCTAACAAAGATCTAACATTTGATGCGTCAAATGCAGATGAATTATTATTAAATGTAAAAACCGGGTCAACTGGCGTATATAGGATATCAAAAAGAAACTTTCTTAAAACTATTCCTTTAGTTCCACCAGGATCAATTATGCCATATGGGGGTATAAACGCTCCTGAAGGATGGTTGTTTTGTGATGGCAGCGAGGTTCTAAAATCAGATTATACAACATTGTTTAACGCAATTGGATTTAATTTTAAAGATTCGTCGTTATTATCAGATGAAGGAGTAAACAGTTTTGCGCTTCCGGATTTACGCGGAAGATTTGCATTAGGTTTAGACAATATGGGCGGACAGCCTGCTAATAGGGTAACTGATATTGCAGCGGATGCAATAGGCGGAAATGCTGGCAGTGAATCACGCACAATCAACACAGATAATTTACCCGAACATGAACATGATATGGAAGCGCCATCGGGAACGCAATATTATGGATTGCGTGTAGGCGCCGGCGAACCAGTTGATGAAGAAGCAATTACATTTACAATAGATCCAGGTACGGGAGGCACTCAAGCATTTCCTGCTAGCGGCGGCGTAAAAACTACAGGAGATCTCAATCAACCAATAGAAACTATGAATCCATTTTTATCTGTAAACTACATAATTTATACTGGAGAATAAAGTGAGTTATCAACTAAACAAAACAGACGGAACATTACTTACTGAATTAATTGATGGACAAATTGACAATTCGTCTACTAATCTTGTTTTAGTTGGTAGAAATTATTCCGGATATGGAGAATTTTTTAATGAAAATTTTATTAAATTATTAGAAAATTTTGCTAACACTTCTGCTCCTAGCAATCCTTTAGTAGGTCAACTATGGTATGACAGGTCGGATGAAAGATTAAAAATTTATGACGGCACTACATGGAAAGCAAGCGGCGGTCCGTATGTGCAAAATACTAGACCGCAAATGGTTGCAGGCGATTTGTGGATAGATAACTTAAAAAATCAACTTTATGCATTCGACGGCAATGATTTAATTTTAGTTGGACCACAATATACAGAATCACAAGGTGTAAGTGGATTTAAAATCGAAAGCATACTCGATACTCAATCTAGATCAAGAACACTAGCAAATTTATATATTGCTGGCGAACTAGTTGCTGTGCTAAGTAGTTTAACATTTACGCCCGTTTATAGTCAGAGGATTTTAGGTTTAGTAACAGAAGACAATCCAAATGGTATAATAAATGAAGGCATAAATGTAATTGATAGTGCCAATTTTAGATTTTATGGAACTGCTAGTGGTGCTAATGCTCTTATTACAGGTGCAGGAGTTACTAGAACAGCCGACCAGTTTTTACCTTCAGATGCTAATGGAGTAACTGTTGGTACATTAACAATTCAAAACTCAGGTGGTTTAACAGTTGGTTTATCACAAAATCATGTTCAAAAAGTTGTTGGACCGAGATTTTATTTTGAAAATCAGTTATTAGATAATGATATTAGTTTGCGTGTTAGAACCACACCATCCGGCGCAGTTATTGTTGATGCGTTGTATATAGATGCATCAACAGAACGAGTAGGCATTTTTACAAATACACCACAGTACACTCTAGATGTAAACGGTGATCTTAGAATAACTGGAGATTTAGTTGTTGAAGGCGATACAACTACCGTTGAAACAACAACACTTCTAGTTGAGGATAAAAATATTGATCTTGCACATGTGAAAGGCGGTTCATATGGCGATGATACAGCAGTTGACGGCGCAGGATTAACAGTATTAGCTAGTACTACAAACAAAACATTTACGTGGGTTAATGCAAATAATGCATGGACATCTAATTCAAATCTAAATTTAACTTCTACCGGTTCAACTTATAAAATTGGCGGTATAGACAAAATTACCAATACAACTATTGATCCTAGTATCGATACTGCACTTGGTCTAACTAGGATAGGCACACTGATTTCTCTAGAAGTTGATGGCACAATTACAGTTAATAATACTTTACAAAGTGCAACTACACTTAATTTTATAGCAAATGATGTAGATATCGATGGCAGAGGAATTTTAATTACCGGTGCTGGCGATATTCATGTTACAGATAGTCAAAAAATCACAGGGTTGGCTGATCCTACACAAAACCAAGATGCAGCTACAAAGTTTTATGTAGACAATCAAATTGCTACTGAACCGATTGTGTTTTCTATGGATATTACAGGGTTGGGTACAGGCGCAACACTATATTCTAATTTAATTGCATACTTAGATGATTTATATCCTGCCGCAGTAGAAAATGCGGGTAAATCAGCTAAAATACACGCAACATCTTATTCTGGTGCTACTGTTAGCGGTATCAACGTATCGGTTGCGGACAACAATACAGGAGTTTTACAAAAATCATTTATAGAAGTTGATCTAGCAGGCGGCGGCACAGGAGCAGTTGTACAAGATATTGTAGCAAATACTACTGCATCTGGTAGTGCTACACTTTCGCCATCTAGACAACTTATTACTTTTTCTTCAGATGGTGCTGCATGGAATTTTGTTAGTGACACTGCATATCCATAATTGAATAAATAAGTATATTACTTAGGGGCTTGACAAAAATGGCGTATCAAATTGATAGATATAATAATACACTGTTAACAACAGTAGAAGACGGTACAGTAGATCAAACAACAGATCTTAAATTTATCGGAAAAAACTATGCCGGTTACGGTGAAATACAAAACGAAAACTTCCTGTTTTTGTTAGAAAATTTTAGCGGTGCAAATCAACCATCTAGGCCTATAAGCGGCCAGGTTTGGTTTGATAGCGGTAATAGTAAATTAAAATTTTACGACGGCACACAGTGGAGAACTACAGGCGGCGCTGAAGTTGGCGCGGACGAACCTGCAGGACTTACAGACGGTGATTTTTGGTGGGATAATACCAACGACCAATTATATGTTTACAATGGCACTGCTTTTGTTTTAATAGGCCCACAAAACGCAGGCGAAGGTGTTACACAAATGCAAAGTCGTGAAGTGTTAGATAACGGCGGAGCGACTAGAAGCATAATTGCAGCAACAGTAAACGATAACGTTGTTTCTATAATTAGCTTTGACTATTTTGTGTTAAATGCAAGCGAAACATCTTTAATTGATGCAGGATATAGTACCATTTATAAAGGTATCACTGTGCCAAATTATTCGGTAGTTTCTTATACTCCATTTACAACTGGACGCCACAGTTTTGGAGGAACTGCCCTTGATTCTGACAGGTTGCAAGGATTAGCTGCAAATCAGTTTGTACAAACTTCTAATCCAACATTTACAACTTTGGTATCATTTCCAGATGCAGGTATACGTGTAGGTGATAGCCAAGATTTAAAGATACTTGTAGAAAATGGAACCGAAGCTGTCATTTCAAATATCACAGGCTTGAATAGTAAGATTAAATTTAAAGCAACAGATAGCGGCGGCGTAGAAACACACATTGCTACACTTACTAGCTCAGGTTTGAATCCTTCTACTAACAATACCTACGATCTAGGTAGTGCATCTTTAACTTGGAATGATATATATGCAAGTAGTTTTGTTGGAGTTGCAACGAAAGCTGCTTCCTTAAATGATGGATCCGGCAATTATAGAACAGCATCTGTAGGAACATCTAACAATACAGTGGCGGTTCGTGATGCAACAGGTAACTTGTCAGCAAATTTATTCCAAGGTACTGCTACTCAAGCAAGGTATGCTGATTTAGCAGAAAAATATACAACTGGCGAAGAGTTAAAAGCAGGAACTGTAGTTTGTGTATGCGACCATACAGACCATGAAGTTGAAGCAGTGTCTAAAGGTTGTACAGCTATCGGAGTTGTATCTACTGACCCTGCATTTATGATGAATAGTGAAGCTGCCGGACAATACATTGGTTTAAAAGGACGATTGCCTGTAAGAGTAATTGGACCAGTTGCAAAAGGCGATGCTGTATATGTTGACGACAATGGTTGTGCAAGTACAGCAATTAATGGAGGTTCAGTTGTTGGCATTGCATTAGAGAACAACTTTGACGAGGGTGAAAAACTAGTAGAATGTGTTCTAAAGGTATAAGGGATCGTCATGGCAGAAGTTACCGCAGCAAGAATTAATAACCTACAATCAAGGATTGAACTAATTTTAGGTAATGGCTCCGGTACAACCGGGTATGGACAGCTTATACAAAGTTCTCAAGTGTTACCCGGAGATTTAATTGATGCTGATAATCTAAATAATTTATATGTTGATATTATAAAAGCTAGGATTCATCAAGTTGGTCCAAGTGATCCTAGTGTTACAGAAATACAAATTGTATTAGAAAATCAAAACGTAGTTGCAGACGAAACTTCATTTATAATTAATGATCAAGGACTAGAGTCAGCTGACCCCGAAGGAACAAAAAAGGGTATATCAGATTTTGAGTCATTAATGCGTAAAGTCGAAACCGACAAAAGTAATGTTCATCCTAGCCAAGCAAGCTCTCAAACAGCAGTCACTTCGACAAGAACAAGTACTTGGAATGGTTTAATATTTCACGAGTTTACTGTTACTTTTGGCAGTAGTGATGCAAGACGTCACTATTTTAATACAGGCGGCGAAATTAGAATTGATCCATCTAATACAAATGCTAGTACTCCTAAGGGTTTAGATTGGGCGGCGTTGACAAACGAAGTAGGTATAGTAAGATTTAACAGTCTTGCAACTGCCGCATCTTCCGGAAGCGGAACTAATATAGGTAATTTTGGCTTAACTAGTTCGTATCAAACCATATACACAAAAATTGGCGCAGGATCTTACAGCGGTGTATATGCAGGAAATATCTTTTTAGTAAAAGCAAGAGCAGTAAGTGAAACTCAAATATCATTTAGAATTGAATTTAATGATGTTGTTGGCGATAACAATGTGGATAATAATGTTGACGGGACATTAAGAAGTTTAATTACACTATTTAGAGCCACAGGAGATGTAAGTGTTCCTTCTCCTGGTGTATTCACAAATGTTGATCTAACAGGCCAGACACCGACAAGTGGACCTACATATGTATTGACTCCAAGTGTATCTGCTGTAAATGAAGGATCTGCATTTACTATTACACTAAGCACATTTAATGTTCCTACAGGAAGTACAGTGCCATATACTATCACTGGCATTAGTGCTGCTGATTTAGTGTCAGGTAGTTTATCTGGCAATTTTACCATTGACAACAATGGCATAGGAATAGAAACTTTTGCAGTTGTAGCTGATTTTGCAACAGAAGGTGTAGAAACTTTTGAACTTGCATTAGATAATAATCTAGCACGAACATCTGTTTTAATTAATGACAGTAGTGCAGAATCAGGAGCAGCAACATATATAGTTACTCCTAGTTCAACAAGTATAAACGAAGGCGGCACTGTTAGTTTCATACTTACAACCACAAATGTAACAAATGGTACACAAGTGCCATTTACTATATCGGGTATTCAACGTGAAGATCTATCAGACGGAACTTACAGCTTAGATGACTGGTACAACGAATTTAGAACCTCCTACTTAAACGGAATATCTAAAGAAGATGCACTAGAAGGTTTTGATTTTGTATATCCATATTATAATTCAAACAATCAGTATCAAACACAAAATTGGGGTACTAGGTATGGACTGTTTAGATTACCTGATGCTGCCGGTATCGCATATTGGACAGATGAGTACATACGTGTACACAATAAAAATGGAACTGCTTGGGAAAATGTATTCTGGAGTAGCGTAAATTACAGTACAGTGCCAATAGCATGGATACAAGCAAACGGCACAGAAACTGATTCATCAAGATCTCTAACGCCTAACAAAACATATTTAATTGGTACCGGAAGCGGATCAGGAGTAACATATACTTGGGATGACTGGTATGCAGAATTTCAAGCACAATATAATTGGGCTTCGACAAAAGAAGCAGTACTATCGGATAAAGACTTTATATTGAATCTATACGAGAGTAATGATGCTTTTAGTACAAGTTTAGGTACTAGATACGGATTATTTAGAAAACCGAGAGCAGAAGGCATAGCATATTGGGTAAATGATATACAAAGAGGTATTTCTCGATCAACAACACAAGATAACTTTTTCTATTCTGCAAGCCTAGGAACTACACCGTGGGGAGGTCTCACAGATGCTGAAAGGTCTTTAACACAAGATAAAGTATTCATAAGTGCAGGAAACGGTGTTGTATATGATAGAGGTACCTTTGGAACAGTAGGAGACAGAGGTACTCCGGGCGGCACCTTGTCAGATGAATTACAAGATGCATTTACAGTTTATGGTAATACAGCAATAAAGAATTACAATCCAGTAGCGGATGTAATTACTGAAGGTCAGGAAACAATGACACTTACATTAGATAATCATCCTGCAGTGTCTGCAAGTATTACAATAAATGATACGAGTATTAGTGGTGAACCACCCATAACAATTGACGCACCAACTATCACTAGTTGGACATTTAATAGAAGTGTTGCATATTGGGGAGAACCTGTTTTCGCAACATGGAATGTGTTAAATGCTGATAGTGTTACTGTATCACTAGCAGGGCCAGGAATATCACAGATTGACACATATACTACACTTAACGGAAGTAGTGATATAGTAATATTTGAAGAAGCAGACGGAACAGGTAATGTGACTGCTACGCTTACAGCATCTAATGCAGGCGGCAATGTTACAGCAACAGTAACTATACCAGTAAACGCACCAGAACCTACAATCAGTGCATTTTATCCAGAACCTTTTGGTGATATAGAAATAGACACACCAGTTAGATTAATTTATCAAGTTGCAAATGCAACGACCGCAAGTATTACAACTAATTATGATGTAGAATATAGTGATTTGCCACTTCCGAGCGGCTCAACTGGTGCAACATCATTTACGCTAGAAGAAATAGGAACAAAAACTGCTACCCTTACCGCACAAAATAGTCAAGGCAATACTGTATCACAAACAGTTAGCTTTGAAGTATTAAGTTCAGTTGAACCTACTGCTCCAAGTTGGCTTGTACAGCCTGAATGGTCAGGTCTTGCAGAAAGTGTTGCATTCGGAACAACTGGCAGAGGATTTATACAAGCAGAAGGCGATATTGATTCGGTAGAATATACAATTACAGGACCTTCAGGAACCGCAACAGATGTTGTAGATTATACTCCTGGCTCATTCTATTTTACTCCTAACTATGGATTTACAGCAGAAGGAGACCATACTGTGACAATGACTGTTACAGGGCCAGGCGGCTCTATTAGCGGTAGCGATACGGTCACAGTATTGCCGCCAACTTAATGAATGTAAAGACAACTTCAAATAAATAGTAATAAGGAGAAACAAATTGCCTGTTACTATTACTGCAAATAGATTTAATGACTTATATTCTCAAGTAGAACAAATTCTTGGACCATCGACTCCTGCGACTTACAACTGGAACGATTGGTACGATGAATACAAAACTATATACTGGGGAAGTACACCTAAGGCAACTGTGCTTGCTTATAAAGATTTTGTTTTAAATTTATACGAAAGTAATGATGCTTTTAGTACAAATCTAGGCACCAGATATGGATTGTTTAGAAAGGCAAGAGCACTAGGTGTAGCATATTGGGTAAATGATTTGACCAACGGCTCTTCTAATCAAAACCTGATTAACAACTTTTTTACTTCTGCAAGTCTTAGCACAGTTATTCAGTCAGACGGTCAAACAGATGCTCAACGATCATTAACTTCTAGTAAAAGTTTTCTATATTCTGGAGTAGGAACTGTGGTATCAGATAGAGGAGAAGCTGGATACGGCTATGGACAATCTCTATTAAGCACACCTGTCTCTTCCACGGTAGACATAATAGATGATGAAGAATATATAAATTTATATAAAGATATTATACGGATAGATGCCCATCAAAACGGCGATGGAATTACTATTGATCCTTATGTTGTAGGTGATTATGCAACAAATCTAGCATCAACTGATAAAGTAGAAGAATTATACATATCAAATTTAGAAACCCAAGTTGGAGGTCTAGAAACTAATAGATTTGATATAGACATTACTAACCAGGCAGACATAGTTCCGTTGTTTGTACCTAGTGGGCTTTTTGTACTAGGGTCTACAAGAAGTTTACAATGGCGAACAGCTATAAGTCATATTTTTACAGTAGATTTTTCGAGCGAAACATCTTTAGATAGCTTTTTTAATTCGGGTGGAGAAATAAGAATGTCTTTGACATTAACGTACACTGGCGGAGAATTAAAAACCAACAACTGGAAAAATTTAATGGCAGATGTTGGGCAAATAAGAATGGGCTATAATAAAACACAGGATTCAGATGGAATTATATCTACTAAGGGTTACGCAGATCTAAGTTCTACTTATACAAGGGTTTACACAAGTTCTAGCACTACCAATTATTCAAATAATCAGATAGTTGTGGATGCTTTAAAAGTTGACGCTAATACTTTACAAATAAAATTGCAATGCCAAGATTTCCATGGCGAAGGTATAGATGAATATGTAAAAGGAACAACAACGAGCCAAATGTTCCTAGCTGTACCTAATGGTGAAATACTAATTAATGGCGAAACTATTGACACGGTCGTATATAGTGATGCTATTACAGGCACTACAGTAGCTAATTTCTAAGCCAGTCTTTCATTGACAACAAACAAATTATGTTATATACTATAGTAAAAGTATAGTAGGAGCACCTCTATGGACGAACGTCTTAAAAAAGCACTCGATTTTAGTAATTATATGGTTACATTAAATAACCAAAAAAGGGTTTTAGAAGAAAAATATAATCAAGAACTTCTTTACTATCATAATGGGTCTCAGTTTACAGTAACAAGAGAATTAATTAACTTTTGTTATACATTACTATCAACAGGAAATACAGAAGTTGTTCTCGTTGATGATAATAAATTGCCTGTACAAGTTATCGATCTCGAAGAGTTTCACTCAAATGTTCTTGACGTTTATTTTACAGCTTCTAACAGTTACTACAACGAGTTTGTAGAACTAAAACAAAAAAGAACAGTAGAAAAATTAGTGGATGCAAATGAGTAAAGGTGTTATAGTATTTGCTAGAAATAATTCAAATATTGATTATGTAAAACAAGCTTTTTATCTAGCTAAAAAAGTAAAGCAGCATCTCGGTCTACCTACATCTATCATTACGGATAATGTAGATTATCTAAAAAAAACATATAATGAAAATGTTTTTGACAAAATAATAGAAATTGATTATGACCATAAAAAAAACTTACGTAACTTTTTCGACGGAGCATTATCATCAAAATCTGATAATTTTAAAAATTCTTCAAGATCGTCAGCATACGATCTGACACCTTATGACGAAACGCTTTTGTTAGATAGTGATTTTATTATATCTAATGATTTGTTTTTGAATTGTTTTCGTAGTAATCATGATTTATTATTATATAAGGATTCTTATGATTTAAGTGGTACTAGGAATACCAAAGAGTTTGAGTTTATTAGCGATAGCGGTTGTGAATTTTATTGGGCAACCTGTGTGTTTTTTAGAAAAAACGAAACAAACAAGATGTTTTTTAATTTGATAAAACATATTCAAGAAGAGTGGCATCATTATAGAAGAGTTTACCAAATTCAATCTTTGTTGTTTAGAAATGACTTTGCATTTAGTATTGCAATACATATCCTAAATGGATTTAAAAAAGGAAACTTTGCAGCACAGATGCCAGGAAAACTAACATACATTACAGATCAAGATATTTTATGGAATATAGATAAAGAGAAAATGCTTTTCTTAGTTGCTAAAAAAGATTACATTGGTGAGTATCATGCTATCTCTACAAAAAATTTAAATGTACATGTTATGAATAAATTTAGTTTGTCACGTGTGATAGACAAGGAACTGGTAAATGAACAATAAAGGTTTTTTAGTATTAGCACAGAATTCTTCCTCTGGCGATTATATTATTCAATCTTGCCTTTTAGCAATGAGTTTAAAGGCGACAAATAATGCACCTATAAGTATTGTAACAAATGACGAAGTACCAGACAATTATAAATTTTTGTTTGATAATATAATTTCTATTCCGTTTGGTGACGATGCAATAGACAAAGACTGGAAAATAGAAAATAGATGGAAACTGTATCATGCCACACCATATGAAGAAACAATTGTTTTAGATACAGATATGTTAGTTTTAGAAAATATAGATTCATGGTGGCAATTTTTAGAAAATTACGATGTTTATTATACAAGCAAGGTATATGACTATAGAGGAGATATTGCCGATACATCTTATTATAGAAAAGCATTTGAGCAAAACAATTTACCAAATCTATATTCAGGATTCCACTATTTTAAGAAAAATGATTTTGGCATGAATTTTTATCAAGAATTAGAAACCGTTGTAAAAGATTATGGCAGATTTTATGAAACAGTAGTTAAAAAATCGACCCCTAGTTTTCCTAGTATGGATGTCTGTGCTGCAATAACAGCAATAAATCTAAATTGTACGAGCAAAATAACAAACAAATATGTTAAAAATCCTACATTTACTCATATGAAACCTTATTGTCAAGGATGGGAACAAGTAAACAAAAGTTGGTTAGACAAAGTAGGATGCTATATCAATCCTAAATGTGAAATAAAAATAGGAAATTTTTTGCAGTCAGGTATATTACATTATACAGAAAATGATTTTGTAAATAAAACTCCTGTGATAGAAAGATATAAGGTCTTACTCAATGTCTAATTTAAAAGAATTACTTAATAGTATTAAAATACAACAAGCAAAACAAAACGAAAGTTATGTTTCTTATGAAAAAGCAACAGGTAAAATTTATAAAATTACCAATCGGAGACCTTTAGATACCGAATACGAAATTGCACCAGTTGCTACAGAAATAGTAAAACCTATTTTAGAAGGAACAAAAAGTGTTTCTGATTTTGTAGTTGTATATGATTTTGTATTGAAACAGGTTGTTGTAAAAGAAATTAATTATGAAGATCATTATAACAGTGCTAGCTCTTTTATTCATGAATTTTCAAGAACTAGCTCTAGTAACGAAGGACATTCTAGTTTAGAAAAAATATACGACGGTGTAAGTATAGATATTTTTATTAAGCAAGATAGATACAAAAAAGATCAATTAGTCTTTTATAATAACAATATATACAGATTTTTAAAAGACAACAAAGAAAATGAAGATTTTGACTTCAATAACGTATTACTTTTTGTTGAAGATGTAAAGTTATCAGATTTGTCAACAAAAGATCATACAGTGTCTTTAGAAGTTTCTGTACCAATATATGATGGAGTACATGTTGATGTATGGTATAATGAATTAGAACATGTGGCCGGACAACACGTCTATTATAATGGTAATGTATACAAAATTAAAAAAGACCAAGAAAGAAATACAAGTTTTAACGAAAGTAATTGTGAATTAATTGTAGAAAATGTAATTCTATACAATGATAGTAATAAGGAACTTGAATTTCAAGATCCAACTACCATAGGAGATAAATTTTTAGATAATAACAAATTATATATGATTGATGTGAATGAACTTGTACACAAAAGAGAATTTGGAGACATTTTTTTCTATTCTGGAAGTAATTTAATAGAATATAATAATGGGCTGAGTGTTATAAATTTAACTACAAAGGATATTTATTCTATAGAAAAAAACTATTTGACCATACACAAAAGTAATGAGTTATCAAACGGAGACAAAGTTTTAGTAGGCAAAGAGCTATATAGCTTTCACATAGATAAAGAATATGATTTACTTATTAGACAAAACAATAAATTAAAAAGATGGGAATTACTTTTAAACCCTACAACTAAAAAATTTATAAAACTTGCAGGTTATTCTACAAATGATACAGTATATTTTAGTATTACTGAAAAGTATGATCCAAATATCTTACTGAAGTCAATTACAGTATCTGTTGAACAATTGATTCAAGATGACGAAATTTATTTAAAATTTGAAGATGATTGGGATCCTACTGATATGGAATTTAGTGTATATACTACAAAATATTTTGAAAATTATGGTCACGAGGTAATTAAATGAGCAAATTCAAACCTATCGATTATGATATTATCTATCTATCATATGATGAACCTAATGCAGAAAAAAACTATGCAGATTTATGTAGCAAAGTTCCATGGGCAAAACGTGTGCATGGTGTAAAAGGTTCTGATGCAGCACACAAAGCCTGTGCAGAGTTATCAGAAACAGATCGATTTATTACTATAGACGGTGATAATATTATTGACGAAAGATTTCTAAACCAAGAAATAAATTTCGATGAACATACCGATTTGTCAAACTGTGTTATTAGTTGGGCAGGCAGAAATGCTGTAAATGGATTAATGTACGGTAACGGAGGGATTAAGTGCTGGCCCAAAGACTTTGTACTACGTATGCGCACTCATGAAAATGCAGATCCAAATAATGCTCATGCACAAGTAGACTTTTGTTGGGATGTACAATATATTCAACAAAATAGTTGTTTTTCAGATGTTTATAATAACGCTACACCACATCAAGCATGGAGGGCAGGATTTAGAGAAGGCGTTAAGATGGCGCTTGATCGTGGTGTAAAAGTAAGTGTAGAAGAGTTCCATAAAAATCATTGGAAAAATTTGCATAGATTATATATTTGGCTTATGATAGGTGCTGATGTGGAAAATGGTCTATGGGCTATATATGGTGCTCGAGAAGGTCTGTGGAGAACTATGTGTACAGATTGGGATTATGTAAATGTTCGTGATTTTGATTATTTAAACGAACATTGGGATGAGTTAATAGAAACTGTAACAGAAGAAAATTTAGAAAATGAAATAGAACTTTTAGGTGATATACTTATTGAAAAATTAGAGATTCCTATATCTACTGTGCCACTAAGCGGATCCCAAAGTAAATTCTTCAAAGCAGTCTACACTAATCCTAACAGGATTGATGAAATTATCGATATAGAGGAATAATATGGAAAAGGTTGCCATTTATACAAGAGATGATCTAACTGAAGATTACTGGCCTAGAGATCCTAAAGGATTTGCCCTTCACAACTTTCATTGCGGATTAAATAAAGATCTATTATTAAAACATCCTGATAAATTTCAAGCGCACGGAGATCCTTATATAGCAGTAGGTGCAGTGCAAAACATAGCTCAAAAAGTTTATACCTTTTTATCAAAAAAGAATTTTGCGTTTTTTAAAGGTAAGTATTATTTTCCTATACCTTGGAATCCTGTTCATAATGAGTTAAATTTAGATGATGTTATAGATATTCCTCAAGAACATTTAGACAACATTAAAAATGGTAGATGTAAAATACTTATGATTAACCATATGGAAGGCTGGAATCATGAATCTTTCTTTAAAATAATTATAGATTATATAAAAGAAAGGTATAATTTATCATATAATAATTTTGTGATGATGACAGGTAATATGAAAGAACCTTCCTATCCAGTAAAGAACATATATTATAATTGGTGGGAGCAACAATATTTAGGACAAGCTGATTTTAATGTAAACTATTTTGGTAGAGAAGGATTGTTCCATTTGCCAAGGAAAAATAGACAACATAAATTTGTGTGTTTAAACAGGAGACCACATAAGCACCGTATAGTTCTTGCAAGTTTGCTTTCAAAATATAAACATAAAGGTGTTTTGACTTGTCATAAGATTGTAGATGATACAACATATTATTGGGATAAAAATATAGCTGAAATATTAGAAGCAAAAGATAAATTGCCTGATGATACACTAGACAAAATTACAGAATTAGAAAGCATTTTACCTCTAAGATTTAATGATGGAATTGATGCAAATGTAGAAAATCCTACAATAGATTTAAAAGTAGAAAAATTTTACGACTCATACTTACACATAGTAACAGAAACCTACTTACCAAATGATCAAAATTTCTTTAGTGAAAAGATTTTTAAACCTATGATTTTTATGCAGCCTTTTATCTTAATAGGTGCTCATAATGATCTTAATTCTTTAAGAAAATTAGGATATAAAACGTTTGATGGAATTATTGACGAAACATATGATACTATAGAAGATGAAATAGATCGTTTTTTAGCAGCATATAAAGAGATTGAAAATATTATAAACAAATCTGATGCAGAACTTACTAAAATGTATGCAGATTGTTATGATATTTTGGTTCATAATTACTGGCATTGGGTATATAGAACAAATACAATACATATAAATCTAAGACATGATTTATTAGAGGCACTATAAAGTTGGATGCAGTAAATGAAAAGATTAGTAGCATTTGGATGTAGTTATGCTTACGGACACGGATTACAAGATTGTTGTGAAAAGGACGGACAACCTGGTCCGTTGCCTAGTAACTTTGCATGGCCTGCTGTAATAGCAAAAAAACTACATATAGAACTTAGTAATCAATCAAGACCAGGAAGTTCTAATATAGAAATTCTACATAAAATAAAAAGTTTTAGTTTTCGAAAAGATGACATATGTATAATACATTGGTCGTTTATAGAACGTTGGTGCAAAATTTTAGACCAAGTAGATAAAATAGGATATCAAACTATAGGACCATGGCAAGATAATAAAATTGCAAAAAGTTTTTTTAACAGTATTTACAATGACACTACAGGAGTATTTCTTTCAAAAGTACATGCAGACTTCGTAGGATATTATTTAAAAGACATAGGAATAAAATATATAAGTTTTGAACCGATTATATATCATACAGTGAGAAATACCCTAAAATTAAACTATACTACACCTCACGATTATAAAAATTTATGTCATTTTCATAACAAACAACTTTATCCTTTTGCTGATACAGCGTTAGACAGCGCACATCCTGGTCCTGAAACACACAAACGATTTGCAGAATACATACTAGAGGAATATCCTTGGCTAAAAGATTAACAGAAACAGACCCACAAGCAGCCGCACTAGAAGTGATTCCTTTGTTAGAGGAAATATCACCTAGTATGTGTATGGCTAAGTGGTTGTGGTCAAGTATTCATTTAACAACTGGACTTACTAACAGTTGTTTTCTACCACCTTTACATAAAATAGATGCAGCAGAAGTAGAAGTAAATCCTAAAGCATTACACAATACAGCACAAAAGAAACAAGAACGTGCTGCAATGCTATGCGGAGAAAAACCAGAAGGCTGCTCAACCTGTTGGCGTGTAGAAGCAATGCAGGGAGATCATCTTAGTGACAGATTTTATCGTTCGTCAGAGTCCTGGGCACAAGATGGTTGGGACGATGTAATTTCTAAAGGTGCAAAAGGTGATATTGAACCACGCTATCTAGAAGTAAACTTTAATCATGCTTGTAATCTAGCGTGTTCATACTGTTCTCCACATCTAAGTTCTAAGTGGGCAGAAGACATCGAAGCAAACGGTCCGTACCCTACTCTAGTACCACACAACAGTATAGATTACTTTAAGCAAACAGGACAATATCCAATCCCTGTTAGAGAACACAATCCATATGTAGAAGCATTTTGGAAATGGTGGCCTGAACTATATCCTAAACTAAAACATTTTCGTATGACAGGCGGTGAACCGTTACTTGACAAGAATACATTTCGTGTATTAGACTATGTTGTAGACAACGGACGTCCTGATCTAGATATGAGCATTACTAGTAACGCTAGTGTGCCTGAAAAAAACTGGAATCGCTTTGTAGACACTGTAAGTTTTATTACTGAATACAATAAATTAAATTCGTTTAGACTATTTGTAAGTGTAGACGGGTGGGGCAAGCAAGCAGAATATATGCGCAACGGTCTAGACTTTGACCAGTTATGGAACAACGTAAACAACTATCTAGCAAAGACGCACAACGGTCTAGTAACGTTTATTATTACGTTTAATATGTTGAGCTTGCCAAGCATTAAACGCTTGCTAGAGGGCATATATGCGCTGCAAAAGGCCCATAACGTGCGTAAAGTACGCAGAGACGAAGACACAGGTAAATTAACGCACTACGGCAATCATCGTGTGTTTGTTGATACACCTGCACTACATCATCCTGCTTGGCAGAGCCTAAAACTTGCGCCACAAGAGTATTGGCATTATGCAGAAGAAGCATTAGAGTTTATGAGAGCTCATCCTGATGGACAACGAGAAACACGATGGACAGGATTTAAACCGCACCAAATTGCTAGATTTGAACGCTCAATAGAATTTATGAAACAAGGGTTTGCTACAGAACAAGAACGTACGGAAGCACAGCAAAACTTTGTAAAATTTTTTACAGAGTATGATAAGCGTCGCGGAATAGATTTTGAAACTACGTTTCCTGAATACAAGGAATTAAAAGATAAATGGAACAAAGATTAACTAGTCCTAACGATACAGGTTTATTCAGTAATGTTGCCCTAGGAAAAGTATGGTTTCCGTCACTAACAACAAAATTACAACAAGGGTGGAATACCTCATTTTCAAATTTAAAAAAAACATATTTTAAAAAAGTTAATACACCATATGCAGTGTATTTTAGCGTTGATAAAATCCAATGGTTAGAATCTAACAATGCTATAATATCAGATAAAAATAGAGAAGTTTGTAATAAAAAAGGATTAAAATTTTATCTGTGGGAACCCTTATCAACATATGATACTAGAGTAAATAAAGATGGTATTTATACTGCCTGGAGTGAGACAGATGCAAAATATATTAGAGCTAGAGAACTAGACAGTATTCAACAGTATGTACAAAAAAATCAATTAACAACTGTTGAAGTATATACTCCTAGTTTTAATTGCAAAAAATATTTTCAAAAGAATTATCCGGAGTTTGAAATTGACTGTACACCAGTAGGATGGATATATCCTGCAACAATTAATGTTGACAAACAAGAAGGATATATGGATGCAGATAAAATAACAAAAAAATTCTGGTGTGGAAATTGGCGATATGCTAGCCATAGGCACTGTGTGGCAAGTTATCTTGTTAGTCAAACAGATAGTTATAATTTAAGTTGGTTATATGAAAGTAATATAGAAATATTAAAAACACAATCCAATTTTACTTTGCCAAAAATAGATTCATTAAGTTTAGGTGCTGCACTTTTAGATAACATTGCTCCTAAGAGTATGGATCGTGCTGTAGATAAAAAATTAAAAATTGACGAATATATAGATATACACATAGATACAAATCCAAAAAACGCATATGCAGAATGCTTTTGTGCAATAGTCAATGAAACACGATATACAGAACCAACAGGATTGTTGACAGAAAAGATAATGAATGCTATGCTTAATTATAGACCTTTTATTATGGTCGGACCTACTCAT